GGCTGTGGGCGTAGGCCAGGTGGGGGGGGGGTGAATATTTACCGACAATCCAAATTCTGTCCCGTTGGTGATTTGCGCCAACGTCTGCTGCTCCCAGCACTCCCCATTTCGCATCAAACCCCATTGAGGCCAAGTCTCCAAGAACGGTTCCAAGTCCCCGAGAAGTGAGCATTGGTGAGTTTTCCACGAATGCGTATTGGGGTTGTACTTCGTGAATGATCCTCGCCATTTCTCGCCACATTCCAGAGGCTTCTCCATCAATTCCTGCCCCTTTTCCTGCTGCACTAATGTCGGTGCATGGAAAGCCTCCCGAAACAACGTCAACAATTCCTCGCCACGGCTTTCCGTCAAAGGTTTGTACGTCATCCCAAATCGGGAAAGGTGGGAGAAAGCCGTCATTTTGTCGGGCGCACAGTACGCTTGCTGGATATGGCTCCCACTCAACGGCACAGACTGTTCGCCATCCAAGGAGTTTTCCCCCAAGTATTCCTCCACCGGCTCCTGCAAACAGAGCGAGTTCATTAAGGCTTTGCTGATTAACCATGACATTCCAAATATCCTGTTAAATTTTTAAACAATTCTTTGTTGTCTTTACAAAGACCTAAAACCGTGTTGCAACGATTACAAAGAATTCCTCTTACTTTTCCTGTGGAGTGGCAATGGTCAACATGCGGTGTTGTTTGCTTGTTGCTCCAGTGGAATTGGCGTTTGCAACACACACACGCATTGCCTTGGCGTTGTAACTGATTGTCAAACCAAGATGGGTCAATATCGTATTTCCTGACAATTTCCTGCCGATAGTGTTTTTGCCTATTGTCAATTCGGTACTGTTTAACGGCATCACTATTCTGTTGCCGCCATTCCTTAACTTTGGCTGTTGCCTTGTCCTTGTTGCGTTTATACCAATCCTTTGCCATTGCGCGTTCACACACTTTGCAAGCCGAGTGATAAGACTTTGCGTTGGTGCGCTGGTAGAACGCAGATAACGGAAAATCGTTACTGCATTTGCTACATCGTTTGATTTTCATAAATCCTCTGGAATAAGTGACTTCATTATAACAGCGCCTGCGAATAAAGCCAACTCATTTAACTGCTCCATTTTTCATGTTCTCCAAAATGTAATCTTTGATGCCCTTGTACAAGTCCTCTTTGTCCAGTTCCTTGACCCGCCGCCATGCGTAGTCTTTTGCTCCAGGCATCCGGCAGAGGGCAAGGTAATGGGCAAACATCTTGTCTCGGGCCTCATCAGGGTTGAACATCAATCGCCGCAAAAGCAAGATATTGCTTCTTCGTCTTTGTCAAACATATCGGTTTGAGATAAAGCATATTTGTGCATTTCCGCATAAGAAGGACGATCCTTGCGAAATTTTGCTCCATCGCCGTAAGTTTTGTTTGATGATTGCGCGTGTTCTTCCATTTTTATCCACCAAAGAGCGCGTTCGGGTTTTTCAGCAATTAAAGATTGGATTTGATGAGAAGGTTTTAAAAAGCACAAATCACAATTTCCGTGCATAGTTACTCCATTGTTGTTGGACAAACCCAAATCAAAAGATTGTGACTTCCAAAAAGCACTTACATCTTCTTTGCAAATGCCTGCCGTTACCAATGGCGTTCTGTGGCGTTCAATTTTTGCTGCCCTTCTTTGTTCATCAGCACGAATACCAACCCAATCCATGCGCTCATTGTGCTGCCATCCAATTGATTTTAAATAATGATGAATTACGCGAATTTTTAAATTGATAGTGCAAATCCTAGCCACAGGGTTTGGCAAATATGGTTTGCCGTTTTGATCTATGCTTGCAGCAAATGGCTCGCCATTACGACTAGCCGTTTCAAAGTCAACCACTTTAAATCTATTTTTAGGTTCTTTAGCGGCTTGAAACTCTAGCCAATGAATTTTGACATTCCACTGCTCTGAGCAATCTTTTACAAATTTCAAAGTTGCCTCATCTTCCTTGCCGGTATTGGCAAAACAGACAATTGCATCATCAGGCAAACCATTGTTGGATTGCAAAACTTGCCAAAGCATATACGCACTTGTTCGTCCACCGCTAAACGAAATGCAAGTTGGCTCAATAATTTTGAATGGATCATTCATACCTATGCCCCCAATGCGTCCCGCGCCATCTGTACAACCGCCACGGGCTTTTTGCGTCCAGCAGCGTATTCGTCCAAGATTCTCCGCGCCCATGCCTTTGGATCAACCCCTGGCCCCATCCTCAAAGGCGCAAGTTTTGCCAACTCCTGCTTTACACGCTCGGGGTTTGCGGCTGGCTCGGGCAAGGCCAATGGTTTGACAATTGGAGCCTGCATACACAGGTTTTTAAACTGAACAAGGTTTGGCGGGCGCTCGGGTAGGTGATCCAGCGCGTAGGAAATTGACATCATGGCCTCTTTTGATTTCAGAAACCCCGACAGTTCGTGCATCCAAAAAGACTTGATTTCGTTCAGCGGGGCGCTGCCCAGCGAGTTATCCCAAGCGTTCCCGTAAGTCATGGACAGGCGTTCAAAGAGTCGATCAATGGGTTGTGTCATCTTCAATCTCCAAAAATGGTGAATATTCGGACGTTCTGCCTGTCATGGCCTCCCATCGCTTGCGTTTGAAATCGTATTCCTTCTCGGCAAAGGATTTTTGCCCTGCGTCTTTGTCTTTCAGCCATTCAGCCTTAAATCCTGTCCAACCCCTTGCACAACAGGTTTCCAAGGCGGTTTGGAGGCTTATCCCCGCTTTACCGGCTTCCTTGATGATGCCGTTCAAAGCGGTTTGGGTTACGGCGGCTTTCTTGGCTTTGCGTAAAGTTAACCAATCCTGCCAAACAATGTCCGTCACACCGTCAGGTGGGGCGACTGTATTATTCTTTGGTTTATGGTTATTGGTTATTGGTTCTTGGTTAATGGTTGCTATTGGGGTAGCAGTAGGGAGGGGAATGGGGGGGCTATCGGGAGGGGATTGCCAGCGCTTTGCGGCACCACGCTTTCCAGCGTCCACCATCTCTCTGTACTTGGCTATTTCAGCGTCTGCCCGAGGGCTAACAAAACCATTTTCTGTACTGACAAAAAACTCGTCCAAGACGCTTAAAACCTCTTGTTCGTATTCCCGCAAGCCAATCTGCCTCGCAATGTCGCGTTGCCGAATTGGGGTTTCGTGTAGGTAGTAATGATCCAAAAGCCGCCGGTAGGCTATGTCCTCAATCGCATTTAGATGATGCGTGTGGCTCTTGTAGTCACCAATGTGGAATTGGTAGTAGTGCATGGTTTTAACCTTTATCACGGTTGTTATCACATAAAAGAAGCATCGGCAGGACGGTGATAAGTCGTCTTTTCCCCCGCTAAAGGTAGCCGTGCCCCAACTCTATACTAATTTTTGCGCTTCCGCAATCTGTTTTTTGAACTTGTACACCAGCACCTGTTGCCAACTCTTAGGCACACCGCGCTGCCGCCAGTTGCTGATCGTGTTCTGTTTTACGTCCAACATATAGGCCAATCTGCCTACCCCGCCAGCCGCTTTGATTGCTGTGTCCAAAATGTCCATGCCCCACTATATCACATTTGTGAGCATAAAGGGCTATTAAAAAAACCTATGACAACGCCAAACCGATAGAAATAATTGTTAAAAAAGACTTGTCAGGCATCACATTTGTGATATAGTTCACCCATGCCCTGAATTTCTCGGGGTCTTTTTAGGGGTCTTTATGACTGACTTTAGTTTCCTTCCTTCCGATTTCAACTCCACCACAATCACAGTGGTTGCCAATACACCAGAAGGCAAGGAGTACCTTGCAGAGCGTTACGGCTTTGCTTGCATTTCTATCCAGGTACGCAAGTCTTGCGCTCCTGACTTGGCAGACAGTTTTGAATTTCAAAACCTGACTTTTTCGCAATAATTTAACGGGGCTTTGGCCCCTTTTAGGAGTCAACATGAAAGACATCGCACAACTGTTAGTTGAGTTTCGTGAAGCACTATCTAACGGATGGATTCCCCCACTTGAAATGGCAAAGTTACTGAACGACATAAACTGGTCGCTCACTAAGAATTGGCCTGACATCCACACCGGCTTGTCCGACAACCTCGATGATGTTAGCGACAACCTTTGGACATCCATTCAAAACTTTGGAGCAAATGATGAATAAAGCAAAAGACATCACGCTT